CGCCCATGATGGCACTACCAATCCCTAGGATGCCAGATATAATTGCCATAACTAGCTTCTCCTATAGAATCCTTGTGAGTATTGTCCTTCCCATTGCATCGCTACAAGGCTTACCGGGAACGGATTATCTGAAAGAACTTTCATTGTGTAATTATCAGGTCGTTGGTAAACAGGTACCTTGTAGATAAAGTAGTCACGGAATGGTGAAGTGTTGGCATCATAGATATTGGCAACACGGATACCTGAGATATCTGTCCAGTCCTTCCTTGAGCTATCTTTAATGTTGAAGTAGACAGCACCACCAAGTCCTGTGTAGAATTGCATACGTGCTGTGGTGGTATAACCAGTGAAGTCATAACCAAGTTCACCATTGGAATACATATAACGAGGAAGTACTATCTCCATATTAAATGTATATCCAATGTAGATAAAAGACTTAGAGACATCGCCGTGTATCTCGAAGTAGTTACCACCAGAATCGGACTTAACAGTTATCTTACTTGTAAGACCAGAGCGTGTATTAGTCGCCTTTGCCTTACCTAGTCCAATAATATATGTAAGTGGTTTGGTGGTGTCGTAATGAGTTGGGATGTAAACCTTAGTTGTACGATTGGCAAACTGTGCGCCAATGGATACTTCTTCCCAGCTATCAATGTAAGGATCTACAACGTTCCCTAAGCTATTCACAAGGCCACCAGAGGTGGGTGAAAGTACCAATGGGTATGCAACCATTGTGTACCCTTTAACGTCGCTTACAAGGGCATACAGGACATCATTTTGAATTGATGTATGAATGATGTTCCCAAACAAAGTCCACCGTACACCATGCAGCAAGCTTACGCTCTTCTCCCTCTTCGTAGTATCGGAAGAGATAAGCTTCGTTGCTATCTTTATTAGTACCTACCCATAGACCATTCTGTGCGTTACCAATGGACTGTGTGATAGTATTAGGCATCCACTCAGGTACTTGCTTAGTAGCCTCAGTAACAGTAGGAGACTCTCGTTGACCACGAGTGAAGATCTCAAATGCCCTAGACCAACTCTGGTTCTTAGAGACAAACAGAACAGTACTACCTAAGTCAGCAGGAATTAGGTACGGATCACATTCGTAGTTAGATAGGGTTCTGATTGTTGTAGTAGCAGGTGTCCATGCACCATTCTCAGCTTCCATCAGGAACTGTTGGCTACGGCTAAACAACAGTAAACCTTGGGGGATAGGCATCACTGCATGTAGCACAGCAGGTCTGATGCTGGAGCAGCTCAAGTCAATAGGATCTGAGATAGTCTGTGTAGTAGCTGTCTTGTGGTAGAAGTTGTAGTAGTCACCAGCCTGTGACATAGACACATTGTCTTCAGTTAGAAAGCCAAGGCGGTTGTTGAACAGGAATAGATCCTGGATTGTATTATCTACAAAGCTAGGGTGGGAGTTGGACTCCTCATCACCTACAAGCCTATCTTCCCAGACAAGAGGTAGTGTGTTGATGGTCTCACTCTTATCCAACATGATCACCTTGAAGGTATCATCTGGGTTACGGATGAGAGCCATCGGCATGGTCTCATACTTAAGACCAGGACTAACATCAGGTGCTCTGGTTTCTTCCCAGGTACCTACACCAGAGGTGCCATTGTCAGCTACAAACTTCAGGTAGAAGTCATCCTTATCTGCAGCGGTGTTTGCAACCTTAACAATAACACCTTCTTTTGATTGCTCAGGTAGACGGTTGAAAGTATCAACACTATCTTGGAAGACACGTAGTCCTTTACCATCTGTACCAGCTTCTGCAGTAACAGAGGTAGCAGTATCGAAGGTCAGATAGATTGTATTATCAATGATCTCTTTTGTTTTGAAGCCACCAGTGATAGCACCGCTGATTCCTTGTACTACCTCAGATAATTTAAGAGGCGGTACTTCTGGCGGGGGATCACCTGTTACATAGTCAGTACGGGTCTTAAAGGTGTACGGTGTACCACCAATAGTGACCTTGTACTCCGTAGCAAAGTAGACACCAATAACAGTGATTGTTGCTTGAAGATTCTTTGTAAAGGTAGGTTTGGGTTGAGCTTCTACTACCTTCTTTGTGTTAAGTAGATAGGTGAAGTCATTGATGGTAAGGGTCTTCAGGTTGGTATAGACCCAAGGTTTACCAGTCTCTGTTGTAGCCAGGTAAGCTTTGATAGCTGCTTCCTTACCTGCGCTGTAAGTTACTGTCTTCTGGGTACCAGTGAGCTGATCCCAGACACGTACATTACCTGAGCTATCAATGTCTGCAATGTACCTTTGCGTCTCACTTCTGTAGACAGAGAACCAGAAGTTATTATCAGATGTAAGTGGGGTGGTATTAGCTAGGGTACCGAGATACTTACCACCAGGACGTTTGATCATCCCAAGAGTTGTATCTGGATAACAGTTCAAGGCATCTTTGACTTGGCCTGGAAACAGCTTCTCATCAGCCTGCTGGGAGATACCACCAAGAAAGTTAGATACTCGTTGGGATACTGCTGTCATCGTGCTAGTGTATGGTATGGTTGATAGCTGTTGTAATAGTCATTACCTTTCTTGAAACCAAACATGGTGTAATCACCTTGGTTGCATTCATATTCAAGACAACTCACACGACGCATAGCTTCATAGCCAGCAAGGACTTGAGTGAGGTTCACATCACCTACAAGTTTTGTAGATGCTCGTGTAGCAGCCTTTGCTGTGATGTATGCTTTGAATGGTTGCGGGAGATCATCAAATGGGAACAACCATAAGATGTCACAGCGATAGGTCTTTGTACTATCCCACGTAAATGTATGGTTCAGCTTATCGTATAGCTTGCCATCACGAATCACTGTGTCGTAGGGGGTATTACCGAAAGACTGACTCAAGTCCATCTGTAGGACATTGGGGGGTACCTTAATCTCACCGTTAGAATCAACAGCTATCGGGTACTCAAACTCTCGATTAAAGACCCATCCTTCAGCTTGTACCTCTCTGCTAATTTCCATTAGGGTGGTGAAAGCAAGTGCAACTTCAGGATTGGTATGGTCAAGGACTGTCACAGGTGCCTGCCCTACTGACCCGAGGATCTCGTTGACAGCATCTAATTGTGACGGTGTATAGGTAGTAGGTACGGGCATAATGATAATCGTTATCAACGATAAGTAAATAAAAAAAGGGACCCCCGAAGGAGTCCCCAGTTAGCCATTACGGAATGGCAGGAATGTTGCATTCTTGATTAGCGTATGCAACTCGCATACCCTTGGTTTCTGACTTCACAGTGGAAGCAGCAACTGCAGTGCCACCAAAGGCACGACGGGTACGGGCTACGCTAATACGAACAGTAGGGTCGGCGCAGCTACCATTAGTAGCAGCAGCGGTCCCCACTTCAGTAGCTTTATTTGCAGCCATGATTAGTAAGTAGAGGAACGAGGGTCGTATGTTTCAGACTTGATAGAGTAGCTACCCAACCCCGAATCGTTATTACGACGGGGGAAGGTAACCTCAACTACCTTGTGGCCAGCCACTGTAGGCAGAACAGTAGTGGAAGCAGGGGCTCCACCACCAGTACCACCACCACCAGACATAGTCATTTAGGTTACCTCCTTTTATCAGGCAGCCTGCAGTTCGATAGCTGCAGCAGGGTTCAGGGTGCCAACACCCATGGCAAGACGACCGACAATCAGGTCACCTTGATACATCACGGACACATCACCAGAGGTGGTCTGCACGGAGGGAGCAATAGCTTCCACAACACCAGCAGCATCTTTGAAGTAGATGAGACCACAGTGGTTAGAGAAGTCACCGCCGTAATCGTTGTTCTCACCATCCACACGAGCCACGTTACCAGCCTTGAAGGGCAGGTTGTTGGACTTACGGATGCTGATACCAGCGATCTCATAGAGACCTTCACCGCTGTTCAGGTTACCTTGGCTGTTGCCAAAGTCACGGTTGAGGATATTTGTATCGACCTGCGACACAAGTGCATAATACTGTCGGGGAGACAGCACAGCAGTGCGACCCTGCTTGGGCAGGTTCTTCTCATCCAGGATGGCAGCAGCTTCAAAGAAGGCATCCACAATGTGCTGGGCGCTGTACTCATTACCAGCACCGAGTTTGATGATAGAACCACCGGGCTCAGGACCAGGACCAGCAGTGATCGGATGTGCCTCACGAGCAGCCTTAGCGATGGTGCGGAAGATCTTCTTATCGTAGGCTTCAGCAAGAGCATAACCGATCTTCTTAGCGATCTCAGAACGCAGGGAGTAATGTGCTAGCGTCTCATCCAAATCGTAAACGAAAGCGGAAGACACCAGCAGGTCGTCGCAGATGATGGTCTTCTCAGCCACCGGGGGATCCCCTGAACCTAGGATCGGGGTGCCGGGTTGATGATAATTTGCCGTCATACGGCCAGTGAAGATGAACTGCAAAGCTTTGCCGTTCTTCAGGGTACGGTTCTGTACAGTACCTTTTGCAATCGTTGCGTTCTCATACGCTTTAAACATCTCGCCACTAAAGAGCTTGAGATATGTAGCGTACTTAGCATCGTAGTTAGCTCCACCTTGGGTAAGACCAAGACCAGGAGTTTTGTTAATATTACCTACAGCAGTAAAGCCGAGGTTGGCACCACCAGAAGGAGTGCCGGGAAGAGTAAGAGCCATTGTAAGTGAAAGAGATTTTCTACGGGCTCCAGATCTGGAAAAATTTTTTGCGCTATATTTTAAACGGGTGTCGTCTCTCCGACTGTCAATGGCTAAGGGTGTCGAGCGTACTCGGCCTTAACCAATACCTGAGGGAGGGCTTGCACCTCCCAGTCCGCTTAACGGATCAGGTTGCTACCTGTTCAACACCAAGCGGGCTAAGCTTCTTGCATTGTGCAAGGTCACCAGCTTTAGCGTGGGGTTCAGGGTAAGCAGGAATAAAGAAGCGATCACCAGCTGTCTTAACGACATAATTGGGGATAGCTTTAGATACTTTAGGATCGTAACCAAGTGCCATAGGTTTAACCAATAGTAGGAGCTTTCAAAGCAATGGGAACAATATTATTAGAGGCAAGGTCAAGCGGGAAGTTGTGAGCATTACGTTCGTGCATCACCTCAAAGCCAAGACCAGCTCGGTTCAGGATGTCTGCCCAGGTGTTAATCACCTGCCCATCAGCAGACAACAGGGACTGGTTAAAGTTGAAGCCATTAAGATTGAATGCCATGGTGCTAACACCAAGAGCAGCAAACCAAATACCTACAACAGGCCAGGCAGCCAGAAAGAAATGAAGGCTACGGGAATTATTAAAAGAGGCATATTGAAAGATAAGCCTACCAAAGTAACCATGAGCAGCGACAATGTTATAAGTCTCTTCCTCTTGGCCAAACTTGTAACCATAGTTCTGACTTTCCTGTTCAGTAGTTTCACGAACAAGCGAGGACGTAACCAGCGAACCGTGCATCGCACTAAATAGCGACCCACCAAATACCCCAGCGACACCGAGCATATGGAACGGGTGCATAAGGATGTTATGTTCGGCTTGGAAAACGAGCATATAGTTGAAGGTACCCGATATACCGAGAGGCATAGCATCGGAGAAACTACCCTGACCAAACGGGTAGACAAGGAAAACTGCCGTGGCTGCGGCAACTGGGGCTGAGTATGCAACAAAGATCCAGGGCCTCATCCCTAATCGATAGCTAAGTTCCCACTCTCGTCCCATGTAAGCATAGATGCCAATGAGGAAGTGGAACACTGTGAGTTG